TCCCCTGATAATTCTAACACAGCAACAGGACAGCTTGTTATGCAACACGCTTCCAACACTGTGCTGGATTTCTCTGCGGAAGAGTGGGATGACTACGTGACGGAGAAGATTATTCGTCGTATGTATGCTTGGAACATGCAGTACAATCCTAAGCAGGAGATTAAGGGTAATTACGTCATTGATGTTAAGTCTAGCAGCGAGTACAAGAATAAGCAAATGTACATTCGTGACCTAGAAAGACTCCAGATGGAAACTGCACAGAATCCATCAATGGCAATGGCAGTGAATACTGATGAGCTTGTTAAGGCTCGCCTTGCCCTAATGCATCTACCGTCTAATAAGATTGTTCGCACACCAGAAGAGATTGCAGCAGCACAACAGGCAGCCTCGCAGCAGCCTGATCCACGCATGATTGAACTTCAGATTAAGCAGGCTGAGTTGCAGATTAAACAGCAGGAGCTACAGCTTAAGGCTGGCCAGCTACAGTTTGAACTGGCACAACAGCAGCAGCGTGAAGCTTGGGAACACGAAGAGAAGATGGGAAGTAATCAGGCCCGTATGGCCGAGGCCCATGCTCAAGTGCTCAAGGCTCGTTCTGAGGTTGAAGTGGAAATGTTGCAGATGGCACAGAAGGATGAGCAGTTTAAGGCTAAGCTTGCAGCCGACCAGAGTATGAAGGAACTTGACTTGAATAGCAAGGTGTTCCTGAAGAGTATGGAAGAGCAGCGTAAGCTAGATGAGAACTCCCTCTATGCCCAAGAGATTGAACTGAAGAAGACTACAGGGAGTGGCATCTAATGAACGGCCCTAAGCTTTCATTCAATTCTCCTGAGTGGCTAATCGTTGAAGAATGGTTGGCCGATCAACTGGAAGAAACTTATAGACGACTCGCTTCCCTCCATCTGGAGGAGCGAGAAACCCAACAGTTGCGTGGACGCGCTGCGTTCATTTCGCAAATGCTTGACCTAAGAAACATCCCAACTACCCGCCGCCCTTGAGAGGCCGCACTAAAAAGGAACCCAAATGACTAACAAAACTTTAGCTAGTAACTTTACATCCCTATCCAAAGCACTTGAAGCAGGCGACCATGAAGCAATTGAAAAGCTGATGGCCGAAGAGGAGAAGCCTGAACAGGAAGAAGAGGAACTTAAGGAAGAGCAAGAAGCTGTTCCAGAGGAGAAGGAAGAGGAGGAAGAAGATACTGGCACTCCCTCTGAGGAAGACCCTGAGAAGTCTGGTGAAGAGGAATCCGAAGCCGCGTCTGCCGCTTCAACTGCCACTGAGGAAAAGGAAACTCCAGCAGAAAAGTCTGCTCGTGAGATTGAACTAGAGAAGGAACTTCAACGTCTGCGCTCAGATGCAGGGCGTGTTCCTTACATCCAACGCCGAATGGCAGAACTAGAACGAGAAGTACGCGCCTACAAGGCCCGTGAGTCTCAAACTACCCAAGGCAAGGCTAAGCCTACTGAAGTAGAACTTGATGAGGATACTCGCAAGGAGATTGAAGCTCTGCGTGAAGTTGATCCTGTAATGGCACGTACACTAGAACGTATTGCAAAGGCTGCTATTTCTACAGCAGCTAGCAAGGTTGATAACGTCGTCACTACATTCACTCAAGCAGAGCAGGAAGAGGATGACTATAAGTTCCTGATGGAACAGAAGTCACTTCTTGTTGAGAAGATTCCGCAAGCAGATGACATTTTCGCCTCTAATGAGTGGCGTCAATGGAAGGAAACTCTCACTCCTAATCAGCGAGCATTCGCAGAGTCAAGTTATGCAGTAGAGGTAGAGCAAGCTATTTATGCCTTTGCGGCAGCTATGCAAGCACGACAGGGAGCAGCGCAAACGAATGCTGCCCCTCCTGCTACAGCGGCTCCTCAAGAGCCAAACAAAGTAAGTGAGGCACGGGAACGAAAGACTAAGGCCGCTGCTGGTGTATCTGCGCCAGCCGCACGTAAGGCTGTAGAACTTGATCCTGATGACTACTTCAAGGAAATGTATAAACAGATTGGCAAACAAAGCCACATCTTAAAGGACTAATCAGAGGAGAACTATATGTCTTTTTCACCCATGAATTATGGTGACATTGGTGCGCGAGTTGGTATTTATGCAGTAGCCAACTTTCTCGTCCATGCCCAGCCACAGCTAATCCTAGAACGCTTCGCAATGACTCAGGCTGTTCCTAAGAACACTGGTCAGGTTATTAAGTGGCGTCGTCCAGTACCATTCGCAGTCTCCACTGAGGCTCTTGTTGAGGGTGTGACCCCCTCGCCACAGGGCTTCCAGTACGAGGATGTGTCTGGTGTACTGAGCCAGTTTGGTGCATGGATTGGCTTCACCGACATTATCAAGGATACCCACGAAGATGACAACCTGAAGACCATGACCATGCTGGCTGGTGAACAGGCTGCTCTTACCAAGGAACGTATCCTGTGGAACATGATGGTTGGTGGCACTAACGTCATTTACACTGGTACTGCTACTGCTCGTAACCAAGTGATTGCCCCACTTGATGAAGGCGACCTGCGTCTAGCACAGCGTGCCCTGAAGACTTCGATGGCCAAGCAGATCACTCGCATGATTGATGCCTCGCCAAAGATTGCAACGCAGCCCGTTGCTCCTGCTTATGTGGCTATCGGCCATACCAACTTTGAGCAAGACCTGCGTGGCCTCACCGGCTTTGTGCCTCGTGAGAACTACAGCAACACTGCTTCACTGTTGCATGACAATGAAATTGGTAAGTTTGAGGACATTCGCTTCATCCTGTCCCCACACTTCCCAGCCCTACTGGGTGCAGGTGGTGCCGCCACTGGCGTGCTAACCACTGGTGGTAATGCCGACGTTTACCAGATGGTGATTTTCGGTCAGGACGCCTTCGCTGCCACCCCACTTAAGGGTATGGAATCTGCACAGATTGTTGTGAAGAATCCACAGATGGGCGTTAGCTATGAAGACCCACTGGGTCAGCGTGGCTTTGTGTCATGGAAGATGTGGTATAGTGCCGTTCGTCTGAACGAAGCTTGGATTACTCGCATCGAAGCAGCCGTCACTGCTCTCTAATTGGAGGAATATTTAAATGGCTATTTTTGAAACTAAGGATGTAAAGAAGCTACAGCGAGAGCGTGGTCTTTATTCAGGCAAGGCACAGACCGTCACTGGCGAGATTAAGCTCTCTGCTGGTGCATCTATTGCCACCACGGATATTATCCACGCCGTGCTGTTGGGCGAGAATATCCGTCCCCATCGTGTTGTGCTACAGTTTGTCCCCACCTCTGGTACTCCTGTGCTCACCAACCCAACCTTCTCAGTGGGTGCTAAGCAGCTAAGTGCTGCTGCTTACACCAACGCCAAGGGTGAGAGCTTCCCAGCCCTCACCACTTCGGCCACTGCGCTTGTTGCGTCGATGGTGCTTGATGCTGATGACATGAAGCAGGACATTGAGGTTAGCCGTCCTGTCGCTGATAGCGTTTCAGGCTATGCCCCATACCTAGTCACCCTAACTCCAGCCGGCGCTGGTGCTTTCTCGGTGGCTGGTGGTGATGGTATCCTAAAGCTAACTGTTGAATTCCTAGGCTTGGAAGACCCAACCCTAGTGTATGACAGCTACAGCAACACTAAGTACAAGAACTAAGTTGGCCGAAAGGCAATTGGGGGAGGGCCGGCAACGGCCCTCTTCCCTCTGGTTAGAGTACCAGAGTAATTCTCAGAGGAGAGAAACATGTCAGACAATTCACAACTAGAAGCTGTAGCCGCATTGGATATGGGTCAGCTTCGTGCAGCCGCCAAGGTACTTGGTATCACTGCAAAGAACACTTGGTCAAAGGAAGACTTCATCACTGCTATTCAGAATAAGCACGCCGAGAATGAGGCGATGCAGACTGTGTTTGATAAATCCATTGGCCCCGCTCCGGGGTTTGCACGAGTGCTCATCCACCGTGACCCTACTCCCGGACACAAGAACGGTCCTGTTCACCTAGGGGTGAATGGACGCATCATCTCTGTTCCACGAGGAGGTGAATTTGATATTCCGATTCCTTACGTAGATGTTCTTAAGAACGCTATCACAGTTACTACGATTGAATCTAGCATGGGTGGTAGAGAGAATGTGGAAGGCAACTCACTCTTCAAGGAAGAGCCACGTACCTCCTATCCATTCCAAGTTATTGCTATCACTCCCGGCACTTTCAAGAATGCCGTGGACAGTCGAGCAGCTAAGTATGCTAAGCGAGAGGCTTTCTACAAGGAGTTTGGCACATGGCCTACTTCTGGTGAGCTTAAGGCTTGGGAACAGGCAGAGATTACCCGCAGAGTTAATCGCTAATTAGGAGAAGAGATGCAAAGCAAAGACTTCCGGACGTTGGTTAACGACGCCATCTTGGAGACAAAGGTGACACTAGACCCACTAACAGAGGTCAACTTTGCATCTCCTCCACGTACACTACTGTATAACAATTTCAAGAACTGGGTTAACAAAGCCTATAAGGACTTGATGTTGGAACGGCCTGAATGGTTCTTCCGTATGGAACGGGCACAGCTTGAGCTATATCCCCGTCTACATTTGACGGGGCTTAGCTACATTCCATCTGTGAATGATGTACTAGAAGCGAGTGAGAGTGGGGTTAAGTTTAGAGTGTTGGCTGTTCGTAACTATGAGGACGATGAACTTGATCCTGTAGTGGAGCGGACAGTGGATGTTGAATACCTAGATTCCACCAACCCTGCTGACTTCATTCCACTTGAAGCATTGAACAGACTGGAGCCAACTGTTGCAGCAGCCGTTGGAACTGTGAAGGCACTAGGTAGATACAAGTTTGATGAAGTGGTTGGACTGGATAGGCTAGACCCTGACAATGTGAAAGCATTCTATGGCAATGGTCATGTAGGCAATAAACTTCAGTGGGTGGACTACACCAATTGGGTGAGCAGATGGAACTACTATCCATTCTCATCTTCAGACCATCCCGACTTCATCACTCAGGCACCAGATGGGAATTACGAATTCTTCCCTCAACCAACAGTGCCATTCAAAATTGAATTCGACTACACTAGAAAGTATGAAGACCTAGTTGATCCTACTGACATTCCGTTGGGAGTTGATCCTAAGTATCAGGATATTCTAGTGTGGAAGGCTGTTGCTGAATACGCAGACTTTGACAACAACGCAAAGATTTATGCACGAGCAGCTAAGAACATTGAGAAATACACCTATTACATGATGAGGGATGAGATGCCCCGAATTAGTTTCGGACGCAGTAAGTTCTTCGCTAACTACGGATGGTGATATGGCAGACAGCGTACTCCCAGTGCTATTTGATAAGGGGCTTGATACTGTAACTCCCCCGCTTCTGGCTGAAGCTGGGAGTCTGATTGATTGCCACAACTATGAGATTACAGACATTATCGGCTATCGTCGTATTGACGGATGGGAGAACTATGATGGGTTTCCTAATGGCAATGTCTCAGAGTTTTTCCGTCTTGACATTCTAGCAGACAACCCACTAGAGCAGTCGTTGATTGTTCCCGGTAGTGTACTGTTCCGCTCAGACAATGGCCAGAATGAAGTGGCAATTGCTGTAGTGGTAGGAGGATCATTCCCCACCAATCTGTATGATATTGTTCCATTCAGAAATGCAGACAGCTTCATTCTAACAGAAGAGTTTCTACTCTACCAAGACGGCATTGCTTTTGTGCAACTACAGTCGTCTGCTGGCCTCCTTAAGATTTTGGGTGACACCACTACTCTTGGCAGCACCTTCACCCTGTACACTCCAGATGGAACTTCTGTAGCTGTCACAGTGGGTGGCTCGTTGTCAGAGGGTGGGCTACTAATGTCGGCTCAAGAATACCTAGACACCTTGCGGACATATTCAGCAGACCTACGTGCTCTTGTTAATGAAGCCCCCTCAAATATTGCAGGCATCTTCTGGTTTGAAGACCGTCTACTAGCAGCAGTCAATGCTGATAGGTTTGAGTTCTCGGCTCCTACAGTTGGTAGCAATCTACTTGAAGGAGCGCGGCTGCGACATAATGGAATCATCTACCGAATCTTCAAGCTAACTACTACAGTGGCAGGACCAAACAACGATTATGTTGCTTACGTCTATCCAATTGGCACTAGTGCGACAGTGGACAATAGCTTGGATGAAGTGACTGTTGCTGATGTGTTTGTTAAAGAGTGGTCTGCTTCCACTACCCTGATGGGAACTAACAACAGTACAGTGGCTACGCTAGGCTACTTCAACAATCCAGACATTTCCACCACTAGGGGATTTGTCTACTTGCCTTCTTCAGCATCATTCTCTTACACCAATGGAGGGAATTCTCCTGCCCTTGGCCCTGCTCGTACATACGATGAATCCACTATGTACTACGCTGTTGGTCCCGGAGGAAGTGTTCTTAAGGTGAGATTGATTAGTCAAATCCAAGAGGATGGAGACTGGTCGCTAGGAACTGCGACAGGCACAGCACAGATTGTTGTTGAGGATGTGATTGCTGGAACAGTAGACTACCTACAAAATACTGCTGTCATTCACAATGCCTATCCAACTACAGGAACCAGTGCTGTGTTCACAGTGGCTAGTGTTCCTACTATGAGTTGGCTTGCAGGTACGTTTGCTCTAGACGCTAACACTTCTCGTTATCAATGGCAAGTTGGAAACTTCTTTGCTAGTTCAGACACTCTTGCAGTGTATGGTGCTACAGGAGCAAGCAAGGCATTTTGGGCAACTCCCTATGGATATGGAACCATCTCCACTGGACTGCCAGAAGATATTGACAAGCCTAAGTATGTTTCCTTGCACGTCAACAAGCTTGCACTAGGCTTTTCTCGTGGCAGTGTTATGCTGTCTGTTGTAGGAGAGCCACACAATTTTAGTGGTGTTGATGGAGCTATTGAGATTGCGATTGGTGATAACATCACTGGTCTAATTGAAATGCCCGGTGAAACTCTGGCAGTGTTTGGTAGACGGTCGATTAGAAAAATCACTGGATACACAGAGACAGATACGGTGTTAGGCACCATCTCGGCTAACACTGGTTGCTTGGACTACACTGCTGTTCTTATTGGGCAAGATGCTGTGTACACTGGTGTACATGGAATTACTACTCTGCAACAGACTGCCAGCTATGGTGACTTCTTGGGACAGAGACTTAGTGAC